TATTGCTCCGACAACTATTGACTACAAGGGAAATGCAAATACAAAGATTGGATTTGAGGGTTATGACTGGAAAAGTTCTAATCCTTCTGCCAAGTATCCATATGGAAAGCCTAATGCATTGAAGGCCAGGGCAATGGAAAGCGGAACATCAACACAGAAAAAGAAACCTTTTATAAGACCGGCACTGAGAAGAGCCAAAAAGAAATGTCTGGAAGAAATGGGAAGGACTATTGATGAAGAATCATATAAGATTTTTGCTTTAAAAATTGATTAAAAGAAAACAGGGAGGAAAAATATGGATAAAAATCATGATGAATTTGTCGGTGTTGATAGTCTGCATGCTGCAGTTGTAAATGTCGACACTGAAGCCGAGTATTCGGCTGATACACCGGAGTATCTTGCACCTGCTGCTGAAATCACAGGACAGGCAGAGACTGAAAACAAGACGACATATTATGACAATATGCCTGCAAATAACTATGTAACTGAGGGGGCAACTACTCTTAATATTACTGTTTCAGGGGTACCTGCTGATTTGGCTGCAAAGTACCTGGGCAAGAAATATGATGCAGCAACAGGAAGGGTGTATGACAGTGGTAATCCAAACCCACCGAATGTTGCACTTTCATTCAGGTTCAACAAAGGCAAGGATGGATACAGGTATTATCAGTATCTCAAGGGGACTTTCAGCGGTGGAGCTGAGGAGGCTTCAAGTAAGTCCAATACAATTGACATCAAGACTTACCAGATGACATTTACTGCAGTTACTACAACGCACAAGTGGACTGTTGATGGTGCGCTTAAAGCACTTAAGAGAATATTCGGTGATACTACTGACGATGCATTCAGTGAAGGAAACTGGTTCAATGCAGTTCAGACTCCTGATACAGCTGTGACTCCTTCTGCTTTGAGTCTTGATTCAAGTGTGCCGGCTGCTGATGCTACTGGTGTTGCAGTGGACAGCGATATAACTTTGACATTCGACAATAAGATTTCTGACCAAGTGATTACTTTATTCTCAGATGCATTTGCTGCTGTAGCTACTACCATAACCAAGGATTCGACTGGAAAGATTCTTACTGTTTCACCTGATTCGGACCTTGATGCTGCAACCAGTTACAACATGATCATGACTAGCATAACTGACATCTATGGTCAAAAGCTTGAGAACCAGGTAATTGAATTTGCTACTGCATAAGATTTTAATTGAGGCGGGGCAACTCGCCTTGTTTTTTAGGAGGTAATAATGAAGCCTGTATTTATAAGATTTACGGACGATGAAGGAAAAGAAATTGGCAAATACACATCATCTTGCAGCATGAAGACTGGGATGATGGATAGGATATTTGCTGTTGCAGAAAGGGCTGAAAAACTTGATTCCAAGGATACATCTATGACAGATGTCAGGGAGTTTTATGACGATTTGAAAGATGTTATTGTAGAGGTTTTCAAGTATAAGTTTAATATTGAAGAACTCAATGAGAGTGTGGAGCAGGATGAGCTTATGAAGACTTTCATGAAGCTTTGCGGAAACATTGGCGGTGAAATGAGAAAAAACTAGATTCGGGAGAACCGGAGGACGATTCTCCCGAAGGATACAGAAGGTCTCTTCTCAGCTTAAAGAGGAAGATCTACAAGCATTACGGTTGGAGCCTCTATGAGATTGATGAGACTGATTTTTTCAATCTTCTTGCTTTTGTCATGTTCAAGCCGGAGGATGATTCTAATGTAAGAGTGATAAATGGAAAAGAATATACACGAGCCAAGGAAGTTCCCGATTGGCTCTAAGGTGGTGGAAATGTGGGATATGATATTGGACCAAAGATAGGAATTGAGGGTGAAAAACCCTTTAGAGATAATATTGATCTGATTAATGCAAGCATGAGGACTCTTGGAACTGAAATGAAGGCCGTTGCATCCCAGTTCGATGAAAATGATGATAGCACTGAAGCTTTGACGGAAAAGAACAAGGTGCTGAATAAACAGATAGATTTACAAACAGATAAGCTTTCTGAACTTAAAAAAGGACTTGCTTCTGCTGCGGAAAAATACGGCGAAAATGACAGGGTTACTCAAGGATGGAGGCAGTCAGTCAACAAGGCTACTGCTGATCTCAACAATATGGAGAGAAACCTGAAGAAAAATGATAATGCCATTGCCAATTTCGGAAAGGAAATGAAGGATACAGCCAAAGATACCGAAAAGCTTGAAAAGGCTGTTGATGAGGCTAATAAGGAACTGAAGGAAATGGGAAGCGGTATTGCAAGTAATGCTGCAAAGGGAATTGCTGGCATAGGTGTTGCTGCAGTTGGTGCAGTTGGCGGACTTCTAAAGTTCGGAAATGATTCTACAAAGGCTCTTAATGATTTCCAGGCTCAGACGGGTATGTCCAGTGAGAAGATGGAAGAATTCAGGGATGTGGCCAGTGATATTTATACCGATAATTTCGGTGAGAGTATTGATGACATAGCGGAAAGTATGGCAAGGGTTAATGTTGTTACTGGTCAGACTGATGATGAGCTTAAGAAGACTACTGAAACTGCTCTCATGATGAGGGATACTTTTGATTTTGATGTAGCTGAGAGTATAGATGCTGTTAATGCAATGATGGTGAATTTTAAAATCAGTGCTGATGATGCATATACTTTGATTGCCCAAGGAGCTCAACAGGGTGCCAACAAGAATGGAGATCTTCTTGATGTTTTGAGGGAGTATTCTCCACACTTCAGTGCCCTTGGTCTTGATGCTGCTGAGTTTACTGATACTTTGATTCGAGGTTCTAAGTCTGGAGCTTTTCAGATTGACAAGGTTGGAGATGCTGTGAAAGAGTTTTCCATAAGGTCAAAGGATGGAAGCAAGGCAAGTATTGAGGGATTTGAACTCATGGGCCTTAATGCTGATGATATGTTTGAGAAGTTTTCAAAGGGTGGTCCTGAATCGGCTGAAGCTTTTCAAGAGGTTATTGACAAACTTTATGAGATTGAGGATCCTTTGCTGCAGAACCAGGCAGGTGTTGATTTGTTTGGAACCATGTTTGAGGACCTTGGTGTTGAGGCTATCCATGCATTGGGTGATATTGGGGACCATGTGGACATTACTGCAGATACATTGCAGGAAATTAATGACATTAAGTATGATGATCTTGGTTCTTCTTTTGAGGAGCTTAAGAGGGGATTGTTGACGGATGTTGCAGATCCAATCAAGGAACAGCTTACTCCAGTTATTGGGGACATGGTGGATAGACTTAAGGATGTTAATACTGATGCTATTGTTCAGGGCTTTACTTTTGTAATTGATAATTCTGGAACCATTGCTGCAGGTATTACTTCAATTGTAACGGCAGCTATAGGACTTAAAGTTCTCAGTTCGGTTAATACCGTTGTTGGAGCTTGGAAGGCTTATAAGCTGGCTACGGATGGAGCGACTATTGCTCAGTGGGCTCTTAATGCTGCTCAGACTGCTAATCCAATTGGAATTGTGGTAGTTGTCATTGCAGCTCTGGTGGCAGGACTTGTTGTACTTTTCAATACAAATGAGGAATTCAGGGAGAGTGTATTAGGTGCATGGGCAGGCATCAAGGAAGGTACAGGGAAGGTTTGGGACTGGATAGTAAATCTTTTCACAGTGAGTATTCCTGATACCTTCAACAAGGCTGTTGATTGGTTTAAAGGAATACCAGGTAAGATACTCGGTGCCCTTTTGAGTGGAAAGGACAAGGTCACAAGCTTTGTGCCTAATCTATTTGGGTCCATTAAGACCAAGTTCACAAGTACCAACTGGGGAAGCCTTGGAAAGGGTATTATCTCAGGTATTAGCAGCGGTGTGAAAAGCAAGGCCAAGGAACTTAAGGACAGTGTTGTGGGAGCTGCAAAGGGAGCTTTTGAGAAGGCTAAAAATTATCTTGATATCAATTCACCTTCAAGACTTTTTAAGAATCAGATTGGGGCCCAAATTGGAGCAGGTATGGCTGAAGGTGTCAAAGAAAGTGCCAGAAAGGTTAATTCTGCAATGGATGGACTTAATAGGGGTCTTAGTGCAAATATAGATATGACTGGTGTTAGTTCTTCAGCTGGGGGTCTTGGTGGTGGAAGTGTTGTTGTGAATATTCCTGTGGAACTTGACGGAAAGGTAATTACTAAGTCAACAGGAAAGGTACAGCTTGGAAAGAACAAAAGCAGATCTAGGGCGTTGGGAGTGACTGTGTAATGGACAGGATTAGGATATTGAATAGTTCTTTGGTTGAACAGGGACCTATACAGAATGTTTATTCTTCTGAAATTGAAGAGATGATAAACAGTGATTATGAATTTAATTTCACAGCTCCTTTGGATGGCAGTGTCGGTTCGTATATCATGGAAGGCAATGTTGTAGAGGTTGATAATGATTATTTCGACATTGCACAGTACAAGAAAGGTCAGGCAAGCAATGGAAAGATGGCCGTCAGTGTAGAATGTGAGCATGTGAGCTACAGACTCAATGAGCCTGATTACAACTTGGATTATTTCACGAAGATGGGAACACCAACGGAAATATTGACTGAGCTCTTGTCAGGCACTGGCTTTACTGTCGGGACTATGGATTTCATTGAGACACTGACTTATTCAGCCCAGGAGGCGAAAAGCAGAAGGGCTTTATTGATGGAGTTTGTGGATACTCTTGCAGGGGAGGTTTATTTCAACAAGTTTAAGGTGAGCATCCTTTCCAGTAGGGGTTCTACTGTTGCAAAGGACCTTTTGGTTGACAGGAATATTGAGGTTCTCAGTAAGACCTACAACAAGAGAGAAAAGGATGATGACGGCAATCCTCTGGTGAGTTATGAGTGTAGCTTGATTAGACCTATGGATATTGCACTGGGTGACAGTGTGAGCATAGATTATGAAAGTCTTGATATCGATGTGGAGCTGAGGGTTGTGAGTGTTTCTTATGATCCTCTCAATCCGGATGAGGTTGATTTTGAGATTGGGAATTTCGTGCCAGGGCTTGAGGATGATGCTTACAGGATTGAGACAAGTACCATATCAAAAGAGAAGACATATCATGGTGTGAGGATTGGACCGGAGAATGGGTTTGAAGCAATTAGGTCTGATAACAAGGCAAGGGGAG